GGCGTGTCGCGCTCGTTAAACGTCATTATGAATTTACCCGCGTTTCGAGCTCCCGTTAATTGGCGTTCCCAATCGTTTTTAATTTGGCGTTGATCATCCGGGGATGGTGCGCCCTGAAACATTGAAACAATAAACGACGGCGTTAAACCATTTACGATATTGTTAATGTGGTAAACGCTAATTTCTTTCGCTAATTCTATGGAATTAATTGCCGAATAATAATCCGGTCGAGGGTAATATTGGCCCGAGGTATAGTTGTAACAATAATAAATTTGTCGAGGTTCCTCGGCTTTTTTAGCCACGTTAAAAAGGGGGATAAATTCGGGACGGTTTCGTTTTCTTTTGGTAGCGGCCCAGTCGTTGGAATGATAAACGCCGTTAATTTCCTCATCTGAATCAACAGAAAGGCGGCACTCCTCAAATGGAATGTGGCGCAACTTGGCAACGCTGGCGCGATCGAATGAATAAATAACTTCAATGTAATATCCGCCGTATTTTTTTAAGTCGTGAGCGCAACCATAAAACACCTCATAAGCCGAAAGTCCTTCGAGTTGACGCGTATAAACGCCAGCCTCAAGCGCTTTGCCCGCCATCATATCTCCGATTGAAATACAAAGCGACCCGTGAACGGCTCCCGTCTGAGCGAGTTCGCGCAAATATTGAGGAAATAAATTATTTACGCCATAATTCACCCATCCCGCGCGGTCGGTTTTTTCGGCTGAACTTACAACCGTATAATCCGCCAGCTTAATGCTTACGGCGTTATTTTGCATTTTATCCATTGTAAATTACGTCGTCGTTTATAGTGATATTGGGCACGTCGTAAAATTCGGCGTTATTTGCCAAATCCGCCCAACCAATTTTGCACAATCCCACCACGGCCGCGTTGGTAGGGTTTAAATTAACCGCTGAATTTTGGCCGTAAATTTCGAATCGATAACGCCCCGCGAGCTCAAGGCCCACCGTTGTTATTTCGAGCGTTGTAATACGTTGGTTTTCGTTTAGAATAACGGGAACTTGGGCGAGGTAATTCCCCGCCGTCGAATTTTCCTCGTGGGTTAGAATTAGCAAATAATCAGTAAACGTTTCGGCGAAGTATTGACGGCTCTCGTTTAGAGTTACGCGCATCAATTGGCCCGCAAAATTGGTGGTTAAATATTGCATAGTTCTAAAAAAAGGGGCGGGCAACAACCCACCCCATTTTAATTTATGTTTTTAACCTTAGTTACTTACTACGGTAATACCCGTAAAGTTGTCAAAAGGAACCGAAGCGTAAGCCTCGAGGAAGTCAGGTTGACCCGGTTCCTGAGCGTTCAAAGTGATTTGGTAACCATTCAAATCGCCTTTAGCTTTACCCGACTGATAAGAACCAGCGGTTAGAAAAGCGCCGTCGGTGCGACCAACGCAAACGATTTGATCATCATAAAGTTGGACGAAAACAATTAGTTTCGCCTTACTCATATTTTCCAACTCTTTTTTCTTTGTATTCGACAATTTGCCGAGGGTTAGTTCAACGCTTTGGTCGTAATACAAAGTTCCATTTTCGAGGTTTGCGGTTGGAACTACTGTAACCGCTCCCGTGTTGCGGTTTGGTTGGTATTGGAAAACGTCAACCGAGCCAGCCGTTCCGGGCAAACCATCGATTAGCCCCGTTGCAGGGTCAATAGTTACACCACTCGCGAAAAAATCCCAGTTGGCTATATAAATATTTTTAACCCCTCCGACTCCCTCGTTACATTCTAACAAGAAGCCTCTTTCGAGCAAACAAGCCATAATTTTATTTTTTTAAAGTTTATAAAAGGGGGGCGTTTAACCCCCCCCAATTTAATTTTTAGAACCAAGTTCCGTACGCCGCTATTTCCGCACCAATTCCGAATTGGCAACCAGCGAAGAATTTAGCAGAGAAACGAACGTTATCCTCGGCAAATTGGCCCATATCCACAACCTGAATATTATTCCAATCATTCAAAACGTTGGTACCAAACCACAAGTTAGATTTTTGTGCCATCACAATAGTATCGTCCGGCATGCCGGGGCAAATTGCCAATTGATAACCCAAATAGCTCTTTGGCATATCCGGGCCACCGTAAGTATACCAACCGTTACCCGCCGCCGCATTGGCTTGCATAAATGCTTCCCAAACGTTTTGAGCGATGTAAATAATTGGCTTTTCAGTTGAACGCTTAACGGCGGTTGGACAGGTTGCCACGGTTGCCGCGATTTTAGCAATTACATTACTTGAATCAATAGCAACAGGCGTAGAAACGAAATTAACGCCAGAGCCACCCGCGCCCATCAAAGTTAAAAGACCGTCGTATTGGCCTGTTGTTGCATTTGCACCGGTCCAAAGGATTTCCTCGTTTTTCGCCGCGATACCTTCGAGCATGTTAGCGATCAAAGTATCGGCCAAAGCCGGCTCGAGTTCCCCGTTTTGAACGTAAGCCGCGCCCCAGTCAGCGAGGAAAGTATTTTTACACAAGTTACGTTGAACTTGGAATTTTTCCAAAGTCAAAGTGCGCTCGGTAATTGTCACCGTTCCAAGTGGCGTAAAGTCACAGGTCGGAGCCTCAAATGTGATATTGTCAACGAGCTTTTTTACAATTTGCTTGTAATCGATATTCTCCTTAACAGTCACGTGTTGGAGTGACTCGTTGGCCAAGAAAGCCGCTTTAATATACTCGCCCGCGTATTTACCCGCGTAGGTGGTAGTTAGTGAGGTAGTTGTTGCCATAATGCTTTTTTATTATTTAATATTTTCAATATTTTTAATGATCCTTTCGCGCAAAGTCATTTGAGAAAACGGCTTTTCGTTTTTCTCAGCGCCCAAAACGATGCGAGTTTTATTTTCTTTTACGGATGGTGCTGCGGGTTGTTTTTTCAATGCGCTGAGTTCGGCCTTAGTTGTATTGAGTTGACTCGATACGTTTTCCTTTTCAGTTTTAATAGAAGCGAGTTCCGCGGCGAGAGTTGTATTCTCACCCTCCAAACTTGAAACGCGCTCAGATAGCTTTTCAATTGCGGAAAGCAAATCCTGAGAGCTCATTTCTTGAGTCATATCAGGCATTGAGATTTCCTCAACTTGGCCCATTTCGTTAACTGATAAAATCTCACCCGTTTCGAGTGAGTATTGACCCGGCATAGCTGGTACGTTAGCCCCGCTTTCGTCTTTGGTGTAAACATCGACACCAATCGCCAAAGCGTCGGCGCTGGTAAATACTGAGGTGCCGTCGAGCAACTTAACCTCAGTTTCAAGTTTAACCTCCGTTTCGAGTTGAATACCGTATGCCTTCGGGTCAATAGCGAATTTTTGAAAAATCGCTTTAATTGATTCTTTAAGATTTGACATAATGGATTAAATATTTATCCAAAAAACGGCGGTAAAAAAAAATTCCCTACTTTCGAAGAAATTACCAAAATGAGCAACATAATAAAAGCATTACAAATGCTCGGGCTTCCTGAATCATTTGCCCCATTTGAAGGCCAAGTTCAAACCCGAACAACTCGACAATTTCGGGTTTATGAAAATTACGATTTTACAGGCCCCAAAATGAGCATTTATTACACAATTGAAAAACAGGCTGACACGGTTTCAATGTTTGGGATGTATCCGTTTAATTATTTGGCTGGCGCTATTTATCAAATGGGTTTTAATATTGGCCCCGAAACGCCCGAGGGTCAAACGCTTTTAAAACCTGCCAAGTGGGTTAAGCATGAAGCCCCATCGAGTTTGGCCGGGCAATTGGTTTATTATGTTGACGCTAAAATTGTAGTTAATCAAAGCTCAATTGATTTTATCTCTGAGCCATTTGAAACGGTTGTTAATGGTATCGCCGAGGATATGAAAGACCCGTTAATTAGAGTTGGATATTACGGGCGAACAATCGTAAAGGGTACAGACGGAAAACCGCGTATTTCGTGGCAATCTAAATACGCTATTACCCCAAAACGACGTTTAAGAAAAACGGAATTTTTACAAGTGGCTAAAATGAGCCTTGATCAATATATGTATGAAAGCCGCACGAGTTGGAATATTGTAAAGGTTGATTCCAACACTCATATTACCTCAATTGCGATGGATATTGAGTTGAATAACGATGCCTTAAAATCTGTTGTTTACATTAATGGCTTGGACGTTAAAACTTATAATTACAGAAATTTAATTAACTCGTTTGGTCAAAAATATAACGGCTTTTTATGGATGTATCGCCTAAATAATGGAGTGAACAATACCGCTGGCGTTAATAATGTTTACGGCTCAACTCTAAATATTCCACTGAGTGAAACAAGCGATTCCACTATTTACGTCAAAGCGGGCTCAATAAATGCTTATGATACGAACACTAAAATTTTGACTTATAACCCGGATTTAGAAACGGAAGCGTCAATTATTGCTTACATGGAATTTTTGCCCGCTGGCGGTAAAAATGAAAATTGTGGGCGTCAGTATAATTTTGAAACGGGAATAGAGAGCCTGTTTTAATTTGTTTTGGTTAGAATCAAAAAGCCCCACCTTTTTTGGCGGGGCTTTTCTTTAACCCTAAAACATAATTAAACACACTGAACAAACGAATTAAACAAATCGTTTTTTACATGGTTCTTTAATAAATCTTTGAGCTCACTCAATATTTGATCCTCGACGCTCATTTTATTCATTGACAGGCCCAGCTCGTTAAAATGGCCCTCAATGGAAAAGCCTTTAACAGTGCCGTCCTTAACCTCGGCCCATATTTCGGGATCGTCAACTTTGAGCCCAATAATCCACGACCCAACCGGGGCGGTTAAGCCTAAATGATAAGCCTTATCCTTTTCCCCCTCAATAATCCAACTTTCGACTACGGTGCAACCCATAACCGAAAATTGGTGTTCAAACGTTGTATTGTGTTGGAGGTTTTTTTGTAAATAAAGATAGGCGCACTTGGTAATCGTTTCGTTATCAAAAACGATATAGTAATCCTCACCCGTGGTTTGATCCACGCGCAAAATATATTTATTCGGAATCAACGCGGGGCCATATAACATCCGACGCTCGGCGTCAACGCTTGATAATTTCACGGCGTTAAGCGCTATAAAATTCTCCTCAATTGCGGGGAATTCCACGAGGCTAATTGCACCAACGCCAAGTTTACCGTTTTCGTCAATAACGCATTTTACAATTTTCTTTTTTTCCATTTTCTTTTATATTTGTTGCGTAGTGATTCGATTTAATTAGTTTTTAGTTTTTCAGTTTAACCGCTCAGCCCCTTGAAACGTCGAGGGGCTTTGTTTTATAAACGGCTCAAATCTGTAACTTTCGAACGCGCCTCCATTGAACTTGCAATATCTGAGGCCAACACATAAGCGGGCGTTACTTGAGCGGGTTGGTTTTGAAGGCCAAGCGTTGCGAGTGGGTTAAACTCGGGAGCGCCCCCCGTTGTTGCTACGCCCGTGTTAGCCAAATCCCCACCGCCACCGACAGCATTGGAACCGCCACCGCTTGGCGCGGGACTATTATAAGTTGTTTTGGCAATTTTAGCCACATTAGCTAAACCAGCGGCCACGGCAATAGCCGCCGCAATTGTAGCGCGAACTGGGCTCGTTACATCTCCAACGGTTAATTGAGATCCATAAGCCGCCGTTGCACTTTGATAAGTATTAATAGATGCTTGGGCAATTTGTATTGCCTTACTCCGATTAAATGCTGCCTTTTGAGCCTTCTCACTTTTGCCCGTGAAAGCCTCGTTTAAACTCAAAAGCGTATTAATTGCATCTTGAGCCGTTTGGATGCGAGCGGCTTTTAATGCTTTTAACCTGTCCTCCTCTTTTTTAGCGTTTGCATCTCGAGTGGCCGCGTCCGCGTCATCATATTTCTTATTTATATCCGATTCACTTTGGCGTAATTGCCCGCGTAAGTTGGCGGCGCTTTTGCCATTTTCCTCAAGGGCGGCGATTTGCGGCTCAAGTTGAGCGCGGATTGCATCGAGTTCCTTTTGCCTCGCCGTTTTCCCCGCGTCTAATTCATTCGCTAATGACTGAGCCAAAAAATCCGCTTTCTTTTTAGCGGCTTCCTCCGCATCAAGTTGCTTTTTTTCTTCGATTTTACGCAAACGTTCGGCCTCGTCCTCGGCCGTTTTTGTGCGTTCATCAGCAGCCTTTTGATCGGCGGCTAATTTGTCGGCGTTGGCTTTATCCGCGGCAGCTTGTCTATCATCGGCCGCCTTTTGATCAATTGCTTTAATTGATAATTGAAAACCCGCTTGCTGGTTTTCTAATTGCGCGAGTGTTTTCTTAGCCTCATCAATTGTATTTTGGCCCTCTTTTGCAACATCGGCGGGATTAAATACCAACTCAGCGACTGACGTAGTAAATTTGTCGCGGAGGTTACCAAATTTGGCAAAAGTTTCGTCACCAATTAAACCGACCGCATTTAATTTTTCAGTAAGCAAATCAACGCCAGCGAGCAAAGCCGTTAATGGGAGCGAAACAAAATTTAAAAGTCCCTTTAAAATATCCCGGTTGCGTTCAGCGGCCTCGATTTGTTGGGTTTTTTGAAGCTCGAGCGTAGTTATTAGCGCTTTTTGTTCGTTAATGGCAACTTTACCCGCCGCAATTTTTAAATCTAAAATTTCGCGTTCGCTTTTGCCCTGTAACCTTAAAATATTTTCCTGAGCGCCAACCGCATCCAATTGCTTTTGCGCAAATGTGGCTTTTTCTTTTTGAGCGTTTAACGCTTCCTCATCTGCTGCACTTATTCCATCCACCAACGAAAAAAGTTCATCCGAGTAAGCAATGGCGGCACCGATAGCCCCAGCCAATAAAAAAATGGGATTCGTTAAAAGCGCTTTACCAATTGCCCCGAATGCTTTACCCAAACTCCCCACACCTTGGCCAACTTTGGCAAAATCGAGACTCGAAATATTACCCGCTAAACTTTTGGCACTAACGGCCGCACCTTCAAAGTCGAGACTAAGTAAACGGTCTTTTAATAGGTTTAAATTATTGCTTGTTGACTCAACCGCGCTCCCAGCATTGGCCCCAATTTCCTCGTTAAAATCCTTTTGTCTATCTTTTAAGTCTGAAAGTTGCGCGGCGAGTTGTTTATATTGATCGGTGCCCTGCTCAATTTTTCCACTTGTAAGTGTGTTTTGTAACTCGCGAATTTGTTGCTTTAGGGTTTTGGTTTGTTCAACAGGGAGATTATTGCCAAAGGCCTCGAGTTTTGATTTTAATTCCTCAGTTGATTGGCTAACAACTTTAGACGAACCGCCGAGCTCTTTATATTGCAAAGCAAGCGCCGCCCATTGTTGGGAGTTGGGATCTAATTGCCCAAGTTGGGTTTTAATTTCAGAAAGTTGTTTAATCCACGCTTTCGAAGCATCCCCCGCCGTGTTTATTTCTTGCCCTAATTTATTAATTGATTTAATCGCGCCCGAATCGTCGGCCGTGACGGTAATCATTATGTTAGTATTATCAGCCATTGCACCAATTGAAAATTAGATAAGTAATAAAACCCCACCAAACCCCAAAGCATCCCCACTTAAATAAACGGAAAGCCCAAAGCCTTTTACTACCCAACGCCTTACTTGGGAGATTTGATTTCACGCCAAGTTTTAATAACTGAAGCGTTGGGCTAATTGTGTTTAATTTCATCGAATTTGCGTGTAATTAATAGTTAAAACAACCCGAACGGATGTATAAGGAAAACCCGAACCGCCAGAGGTTACAATAAATCGGTGTTGAGTTGTGTCGGTGCTTTTATCAATCCCGAGGCTGAGAGTAAAACCACCGCTTGAGCTTGTGTTAATAGTCTGAGGGTCTTTTTTATTGGCAACGCCTCCGAGTTTATCAATATAAAATGAGCCTGTTTCATAATAAAAATTCCCATTTACATCGTTCCCGTGTAAGGTATAAAATCCAACCATTGCCGTAGCGTCAGGGATTGCGATTCGCGTTCCCGTAGCTCCATCATTTCCGGGAAATAATTCGAGCGTTTGACCACTTGCGGTAAAATTGCGCGCGTTGCCTAAAACTATAACCCCCATTTGTTGGACGCCTTCAACGCCCGGGTTCGCACGATCGCCACCGCCGTAATGGAGGCCCATTATATTGGTGAACGCATTTTTTCCCAAAATTGCCGAGCCCTTATTTGCTCCCTCAAGTTTCAGCCCCGAACCCACGGCGAGCGTGTTTGAGTTATCCGCATCGATTGTAATATTTTCACCCGCAAAAACGCTAAATGTATTCCCCAAATCAATGGCCGTATTGGCCGTTCTCGCTAGTACGTTATTCGGAGCTCCATTTATGCCTGAGTTGAGCATCAAAGCCGCAGCAGCCCCACCGCCTCCGTTTGGATCCGTAATTATTGGCGTTCCATAGCTAACACATTGGTTTAATGTAGTCGACCACGAATAACCATAACGCTCGCAACAGAGGCGCGTCGAAGCGACGGGATTTCCGTTTAAATCTTCAAATTGAATTATTTGGGTGGTGTCTTCATTAATCGCCACCGAAATTGGTATACCCTCGCAATCGGGCCCGGGCTCGGTGATTTTTATTAACTTGACTTTTACGCTTTCGGCGTTTCCGACTTTATAATCCGATATTTCTAAAATTCGCCAATATGAATCCTTTATAAAATAGCGGTCGGCATAACTAAAAGTTAGAATATCGGTCAAATCAAGCGCAAAATAAGCCTCAAGAATTCGAGCCTCAGGATTATAAAGCCCATTAAGATAATCGCGCCAATACTCGTTAAACAGATTTTTGTAAGGGTTGGTTATTATGGTATGCAACGGCGTTTCGGGATTAAAATTTAAATCGTAATCACCAACGGATGCGTTAACGCTTGAGTAATGGTTGAACACGTTAACAGCCGTGTCTACCACCGCTTCGGTGTCATCATTATAAACGCTCATTGTTGCCACGTCAGCCAAAAAGAGAAATCTCAAATTTGGAATTAAAAACTCGCCCTTATCATTAATAAATTTCGGAATCGGAATCGATGTGCCATTGATATAACTCGCGGGCGTGCTCTCGGCCACTAACTGCGTTTTTAAATCTCCACTAGCGAATTGGTTGGGCGTATTATTCGCGCTCACTGTATACCCATCCAAAATTTTATACTCGCCATAGGTGCGGCCGCTCTCGGTGAAAAGTTTGGAGTTGTATTCTCCCCCCGGTTTGTAGGTAAATAGAAAATTGCGGCGCTGTATTTCAGTTGTTGGGCTCAGCGTTATATCCTTCGAAATATCTAATTTTGAAGTCCAATCGTAATCGTTGCCGCTCGCTATATAGTCACCAATTGGCACTATTGACAATTGGCTCGGTATGGTGCGAGATGGTACTAATACAGCCGCGTGCATCGCCAATACGTCGCGAATAAAATCAACTTGTTTAATATTTGGTGCGTTCGTTGAGTAATCGATTGTCGCGCCATAGTTGCGAGTAAAATTCACAAGTTCCCAACCTGAACCAACGGAGGGGTCATTTGTTGCTGAACCGCGGAAAATTGGCGTTCCGTTAAATTCGGTATAGCAAACAATGCTTTGCCCGGACGCCATGTAAATGGGAACCGTAGTAAATAGCACATTTTGAACTACGCCATTATTTTGGTCTGTTCCTGAAATTGCAACCTCGTGATTAACAACCACAACCCCGTTTAAGATTAATCGCACCCCTCCAACATTTGCCCCAAATGATCCCACGGGCTGAACGTGTAACCAAACTCTAAAAGTAAAAAACCCATCAAATGGAGCGTAAAATTTATAAATTCCATAAGCTCCGCCATTATTGACAAGCGCGGGAAATTCTAAATTATTATGGTCGGTCACTGAGGTATTAGAAGTAAAACCCGCATTAAAATAAATATCTCCAACCTGTTCAACCGTCGCCACATTTTGAGCCGCGAGCCACGGGCACCAATAACCCGAAAGGATTGTTTCGAGTGGTGTCGGTGAAAGCGTAAAGCCAGCTTCAGCAATTGAATGATAAAAGAGCGTCCAAGCGTTTACAAATGGTGTAAGGTCGCCCGCGTAAATTGGGTTCTCAGAGTTTTGAATTGGGCGCGTGTTAGCCTCGCCCGCTTGACTCCAGCGTTGGCCACGATCAACAATCCCCCAAGCTTTATTACTATTTACGTCGGTTGCATTGACGTAGGTAATTGTTTCGTTTAATGTGCTCAAATATCCAATATCTCGGAGCATTTTATCGCCAACGGATCTAAATAAGTCGGGAGCCTCGCCATAAAAACAAATTTGAATATCGGCGATTTGGTCGTTTCGTTTGAACGTTTTTAAAACGCGGATGTGACCCCGAGCGATTGGCAACGTGTCTACTCTAATTTCCGCAGGTATGCGAGTTTGGTAAACGTTATCCGTATCGCTAAACGTAAACGAATCTAACAATCCGAAAACCTCGGTATTGCGGTCGCTAGCTGGGATTCTAAACTCGCGCGTGAAATCTCCAAGCGCGGCGAACGTGCCCACGTCCTGAAAGTTGAACGTTTGTGAAATCGATTCGAGCGGGTATAAGTCAAGATAAACTTCAAGGCCTGTTGGTGCGCTATAAAAAATTGGCGTGTCTAAAAATAAAATTACCGGTTCAAAGAAAATAGTATAAATGCCCGGGTAAACGGTATCGAATTCGACCGCTGTAATTGTGGCCGTATATTCGTTATCTGAAGCGTCGGTTATAGTAACGATTTGCCCAATAATGCCCGTTGGATTATCCACAACGGCGGCACCAACTTTATTAGATGGGCCGCCTCCCGTTGGTTGACTCAGCGAACCGCTAACAAGTGAACCGCCTTTTTTAACTATTAAATGAACCTCGTTTTGCATTAGCTCCAGTAATCTTGTGAGTAGCTCAATTTCAGAGTTACGTTGTATAATTTCCCGTTACGATCGCGACGCTCCAAAAATGAAGTGTCTTCAACACTGACGGGCGTATGAGTTCCGTTAGAATTAATTATATGAACTTGGTTTGACGCTAATAAAGACCTGAGAAATATATACTCATTTTCCTGCAACCAATCGGAGTTAATTGTTAGAACGCGAGTAACCACGTTTTGGCGGTCGTATTGCTGGCGGTCGGTAGTTGAGAAAATGGTCGAGGTGCTATTAAATAAAACGCGCTTGTATTGCTTGCGGTCGACCTGATTGGTAACCTCGTTTTTCTTTATAAAGTTGAAATAATCCCAGCCGCCTCGAGAGCTCACCCATGCCACTCTAACGTTATTATAACGGCAATCGTATTGTCCGTAAAGTTCAGCATTATAAAAAATGTAGTATTTAGAAACGCGAGCCGACGCACTCCACGCGCTTACTTTATAAAATTTAAAACCGTTTGCCGTTGGATCTGGCATCGAGGGAACGGCCGAATTTTTTAAATTTTGAGGGCCTATGGGAATACCTTCTTGAATAGAGCCATCAACATTTACATATAACGCACTCGTAGCGCCATTCTCGGCCGTCAATTGAATGTAATACCGCGTTACATTATTTGGAGTTGAATAGGTGTCGATTCCCTGAAAGAATAAAAGCCCCCAATCGGTTTCGAGTGTTGGAATGAAAATGGTGGCAGCATCCGGGGTAATGCCAAGGCTAGCGGCCAACGGCCAAATGTGAGTATTTATTTGCCTGTCGCTTTGTAAATAGTCAGCTGAGTTATTATTTGGAATCTTAATACTCTTATTTGAACTCGAGAAAACGTTGGGTTTGTATCCGTCAGAGGGTTGTAAATAGCCATTATAAACCGCCGTTGTGGTTGATTCGGTCACGCCTTCATTTTGGGTTAAAACGCCGTCAACAATCCACCACTCCGAAAACGTCAAATTATAAGAACGCCACGAATTACCCTCGGGTTCAACGTAAGTCGCCGCCGTAGTTCCGTGAATGGTTCCGTTTTCAGCATTATGCAATAAAACGAGCGGGTTGAGATCAAAAAAGGCATTACCATTTGGGCTCGGGTCTAAAAAAAACTGGTATGTTTTTGACGCCGCAACGTCCTCGACTGCAATCCCAAATTTAAACCCAGCATTTGAGGTATTATCGGAGCTCAAATTATAAATGAGCTTTTGGCCCCGAGGTGTCCACGTGTAAGGTTGGTCGTTTATTGTAATCGCCATTTTATTTAATGTATTTATCGGCCTTTAATCTCAATTGCTGCAACACCTCTCGGCGGTAAAATGTGCGGAAAGCCGAACCGCTTTTCCTAAAAGTGTCTTGGAACGCATCGCGCATATAATACACGCCAACAATCCCTCGTTTACCTATGCTTTTTGCCATTCGTGACGCTTGGAAATCCTCGCTAATATCCGGGGTGAAAAGCCCCTTTAATTTCATCCACCTATAAATTGGAGCAACAGGTGGCCACGTTGCGGGATCGGCGTTTGGTGTTCTGCCTTTCTCGATTACGTCGGCGTAATTGCGCGTTTCTGTATCATTTGCGGGAACTCCAAACCATTGAATTATCTTCGAACCACGTTTAAAATATCCAAAGGTTAATTTACTCGAAAGGTTTCCCGTTGCTATTCTATTAACGGAACGGCCTCTAATATTCCGTTTGCGCTTCAGGTTGGCGCGCGCCTGTTTAATAACGCCGTTGGCGAATTCATCCAAGATTTGGCGATTTTCCGCGAGCGATGCCATTAAATAAGAATTAGATTTAATTGAGTTGCGGCGTAATTATAGGCCTCAGCGTTAGAATCCCCACTTGCACCCCAATTTGTGTAATCAGTGCCCGAAATTGGTAATCCACCCTCAGCAATACAAACGCCCTCAACGGTGCAAAGTTGATAAATGAAATTCGCCGAGCTTTCGAGATTATCGTAACTAATGTAAAGCGTTAGACTTACGGCCTCCAATGTTTCGCCAGCATTCCAAATGTTTATCGGTTGTATATTTTTCATCTTATTAATTTTATAAAACCTCTTGAAATTCGATAATTGCCCCAGCTCTAACGGTGCAAGTGTTAGCCGTTGCGCTTCGCATTCTGAGCGTAACCGTTCCGTTAGCGGATGCCTTAAAAAAGCCGTCTGCGGTAACCATTGCATTACTACTCACAACCGCGCTCGTTGTTCCGTCGTATGTGGTGCCGTTAAAAATTGAAATAGTGCCCGCCGCGTTACTCGCTATATAGCGAAACGTGTTATAAGTTGGCGACGCTGGGCCGTTGATTGCAAAAGCGCTCGAGCTTGTAGCACTTGCGGCAAATGAAGCGCGCCACCTGTAACTTTTGCCCGAGGTCACGGCAAACGACAGCCCGGTTATATCGCCCCAAACGTTAGCACCGCCTGAGGTAACATCACTCGAAATAATGACGTTGCTTATTTGGGTTGTAATACCCAAGTCGCTTTTTAATTGGGCGAGCGTCAACGCGCTAATTGTATTATTTGCGTTAATGCGTAAATAAGTTATTGCGCTCGGATTTGGCAACGTTAAAAGTGCTTGGCCTACCGTGGTGGAATCAGTAATGCGAGCCGCCGTTAATTGCCTCAACCTATAAAGCGAGGTTGAACTATCGTAATACATATAATCGTTATTCGCTGGCGACGTTGCAACGACGTTGTGTAATTCGTCTAACTCATAACCGTTTTGAATTCTATATTGAATAGTTCCGTTTGTGGGTGAGGTACGCACAACCATACCGACATAAACCATGTGATTCGGTGCAACAGGCTTCACGTTGGTAACCCATCCCGGATTTGTTGGAGACAAATAAAGAACGTCCCCGTCAATTAACGGGTCAGCCGTGAACGGATGGGGTGCGACGGTGCGCGTGTCGAGCGTATTTATTTGCCCGAGCGTAATAACAAATCCGTCCGAGTTGTTGGCGATGTCAGCGTAAACGACCCCAAAGGTTTGGGCGCTTGTTGCGTCACTTGTTGCAAGGGCTAAAACCGCATTCGGTAGGTTGCCAGTCGACCCGCTCAGATAAATAATTGAACCCTTGTATAAAGTCGCTCCCGTGGAATTTCGAACCTCAGTTTTGAGCGCCTCGGCAAAGTCAACAATCCCGTCGTTATCGGTATCGTAAACACTTTTAAGCATATCGCCCACCGTGGCGGGGAGCGTTGGTTTATTCTTAATATAATCGAGCGCCGAGGTATTGGCTTGTGTCCAATCGCTTTGGATTTGTGCGGCGGGGATAGTTGGTTTATTCAAAATCTGAGCGAGGCCACTCGATGCGTTCCAATCACTATTAACTTGAGCCGCTGGAATTGTCGGTTTGTTTTTGATATAATCCAACGCCGCGTTATTGGCTTGCGTCCAATCCGATTGAATTTGCGCCGCTGGGATAGTTGGTTTATTTCCAAGGTCTAAATAGTCACCCGAATAAGCCACGGCCGCGAGTTGGTAATTAATCCATTCTCCCGCCGTATCATCCCAATAAAGAACGTCACCCGGATTCGGTGAAACATTAACGTCGCTCAGTTTTTCAAGTGAAAACGAAAGCGCCTTAATAACCCACGCCGCGCCGTCCCATTCAATCACATCGCCAGCGGCTGAGCCATTGCCAACCAAATCGCCAATTGTTTTGGGGATAACCGGTTTATTACTCAGGTCGTCGTATGACCCCGAATAAGCAACCGACGCGAGTAAATACGGAATCCATTTTGTCCCGTCGTAATAAAGAACCTTTTGTAATGATTGCCCCGCCGTGTCGACGTCGGTAAGGTCGTTTAATACACTTGGAATGGTTGGCAGGTTATCGAGGTCGGTATAATCATTCGAGAAAGCAACGGCCCCCAAGTCGGCGGTGTTGGCTTTTAAACCTAACGCGGTGGCGAGGTCGGTTTGGTTGCTCAGCGTTCCAACAATATCGCCCCAATTAATCGTTGAAATTCCACCCGTGGCATCAAATCTAACTTGTCCGTTACCGAGGTCGGTAATTGTTACATTATCCCCGTCGATTAAATCTAAAATATCTTGGCTCACATTATCAACGCCATTCACACGCAACACTAAACCAATCCCAACCCCAGAACCTCCCGAGCCCGTGCCGCCAACCGACCAATCGGCGGGAATATCGCAAGCCGACCAATCCCACGGCACCGAAAGAGTGAGCTCAAGTTTTACGCCCGTTAGAGTGTGGGTGAATTCCTGAATCAATGGCTCAATGGACGGGCTCCCGTCAAGTTCAACCGTTGGCCCAAAAACCACGAGGCCGTTTTGAATCTCGGCGAGTAAATCCTCGGCCAAACGAATGCAATCGCTCAAGCTCTCGCGTTGGTATTCCGTCGGCGTTTCTTTATCCCTTGGCAGGTCGGCAAAGATTACCGCGAAAGAATACAACCGAGAACCGCCGCGCGGCTCAATGCTCACCGGGAAAACGTGCATCCACGGGTAACCGTTCTCTTTTTCAATATCGGTAACGTCAAGCTCGCCATGAGTAAAACGTTCAATTAGATAGTGGCCCGAGGCGAAAGCCTTAAAGCGCTCAATAATTACGTTGTAACTTATTTGTGTTATCATTTCACTTTATAGGCTTGTTTCATTATTCGGGCCTGTTCACTTTGGTAATCCCTCAAATAACTGAGGTGGGTAAAAATCGAAAACGCTGGCTTATCTAAAATTGCCTCATGTTTGGTAATATCGTTTTCCGCTATGCTTTCGAGGACGTGATACCACCCCCATCTTGCGAGTCCTGAGGGGGTAAAATCCCCTTCATCTCCCTCTTGAGTATCTCGTCCAAATAATCCAATGAATTGTTGACTAACTCGGCTCCGATACTTGAAAAAAAAAGCAGCGCGCCGTTCACCTTGTCGAGAGTTAGCCCCAAAATCTCGGGCATATAACCCGCCGTTTTATCAAAATCGTATTTCTCGAGGTTATAATATTCCCCAACCTGTTCAGCAATGGGGCGAAACATTACCGCCATAAGTTGGGGCAAATCTTTATAATTGGGTTCCTTATTCGCTGGCCAAATGCTTTGGGCAAGTTGATCTAAATCCACGTGCTCGCGGAAAGTCATCCCGTTAATATCCGGTAAAAACCCGATGCGCTTTCCATTGATTGAAACAATGCGTTCGAAGTTATCGCCAGCCGCGTTAATAACCTCGTCGAATAATTCAATTATGGTCGTTATGGTTTCGACCTTGAGCGCTTCGCAATACTCGCGGTTCTTGTTGATGATTACCATAACTTTCTCCACGTCGTCGGTCGCGCTGTGGTAATCCATAAATTGGCGTAACGTAATTTGGGCCGCGTTGCCCGGGATTTTCATTTTCATAAATTCGAACTTATGGTAATAATCGGTTGGTTATCCGCTCCCGTGAGTTCCTGTCGCTCGATGTAACCACGCTTTTTACCTTTGGTTTTCAATCTAAAAATAATTGCCGCAATTTCACCCTTTTCCACTGCCTCCATTAACTTGAGCTCGGCGCGATCGGTGCTCTTTTCATCCTCAATTTGAAGATCAGCCGTGAGTTCGTGCAGTTTTATAAATTTGTCGGCTGTATGCCAATCGACACCAAGGCGGCGGGCAATCTCAGAAATATAACCGCCCGAGCCCTCAATAGCCTTTTTAATTTCGGACTTTTGGAAATTGTAAGCCATAGTTATTTATCTTTTTTGGTTTGCTGCCACGTGTCCACAAACGCCACAATCATAAACGAGGCGATTGCCACGAGTGCGATGTAAGTAGCCATTAAATGAATATTCATTGCGTTGTTAATATCTGTGTTTTCCTTATTTTATTGGTGTTTCATCGGTGACGAAATCGCACTTGGTGGGTACTTACTCACAATTATTTTGAACTTTCGGCCCATTGGGTTTGACAAACGGCATAACGCTGGGGCGCTTCTGGGTATTCGCTTAACATCTTAGGCTCAGCCATGCAACGGGCGATAATCTCAGGTTTATTTTCGTTTGGGTTTTTTGTTGGTAGTGGCATTTGGTTTATACTTTGTGTTTATTATCCTGAATGGCTCTAAAAACGCTTTGACTTTCGCCCCAAAACGTTGGGCGGCTTCACGCGCTGAACTGAACGCCTTTTGTAGTCGTTTTTTCATTTATCTTTTTAATTTGCTCGGGGTTATTGTCGTAATGGGTGCCAATACGATATTGATCCATTACGTGCCATTTATCCCGGTGATTGGTGAAAATAACGCGCTCTTTTTTTATCCCCAAAAGCTCGGCGGTTTTGTAAACGTCGTCGCTTTGGGTTCGCATCCGTGCGGTTATGATGTACACGGTAGCCCCGCCCTCAATTAAGAGTTTGGCGAGCTTGCGGCCGCGTGGGGTGCTGAGCACACCGTCGTAATCAAAACTTATCCTCGAAGCGAGTAATTTTAAGCGCATAACTTACAAACGGCAAAAGGTTAAGCATTTTCCCCCAAATCGTCCCACGTCCCCACCTTTACGGTTTCTTTCAGGTATTCGATAACCATTCGCGCTTTACAACTTGAGCACCCGTAGCGTTGGCCCGTATTATTTGTAAACCATTCGGAGGCGGATTTAATTATTTCAACGGTATAAACGCCCTGAGTGGGCAACCCCAAAACGAACTCTCGCAGCGCCTCGGC